TTTGAACGCATCGACGGGCTTTTAACAAAGCAGATTCGCGCTGGCTCGTTTGAAACGTGCGCCGATCCCCGCCAATACATCATTACAAGCAACATTCTTTTAGATGCTTGCGCTGATGCGCTGGGCCGTGAATTTACAGAACGCTATGCAAGCGCAGAAGATTGCGCTGCCGCCATCGTAACACAGGCATTGCTATGCCCTGACTTTGTGGAGCAAGACGCATGAGAAAGAACCTCACACAACTAGCGCAAGACGCTATCGACGCACTAAACACTTACACCGCAGAACATAAGCGCCAGAAAGCAGAATGGCGTCAATCACGTTACGCCATGACTTTTAATGGCAACGCTTTCGGCATTAGCGAAACGCAAGAGATTGAACTGCTGACAGCCATCGTTAATTATGACGAAGACCCTGCTGGCACATTGCAGGAACTAGCATTTGAGTTTGAAGATGATGCTGGCGCAAACGAAGCTGATTATCGTTACGAAGAAATGCGCAGCAATGAATTGATGGGAATCTCATGACACCTAGAGAACGCAACCTAGCAGAGATTGATGCTATAGCAGAGTTACATGGTTACACAGTAGAAGACATTCTAGGCAAAAGCAAAGTGAAGCCACTGGTAGAAGTAAGACGCAAATGCGTTGTAAGGATGCGAGGAAAAGGCTATTCAACCACAGAGATAGGACGGATTATGCAGCGCGACCACAGCACCATTGTTCACGCGCTGCAAAAGAGTAGGGCAAAGCAATGATTGAGCCAGTGATTATAGGCAATGCTACACTTTACCTTGGTGACTGCCGCGACATTCTGCCGACGCTTGGCAAGGTTGACGCTGTGGTGACTGACCCGCCTTATGGTATTGGTGAAACCAGCGCAAAAGCAGCAACTCGAATTAGTGCTTCATCAGACGTATGGAGAAACCCTCGCGTAAAAGATTATGGTCATAACGATTGGGATGTTTTGCAACCAGAAGTAATATCACTTTGCCGCCAAATTAGCCGCTGGCAAATTATTTTTGGCGGTAATTATTATGAATTGCCACCAACATCTTGTTGGCTGATTTGGTATAAAGACAATCCAACATCGCATCAATCAGACGCTGAAATGGCGTGGACAAATTTAAAACGGGCTGTCCGTCATTTTACATGGCTATGGGATGGATTTAAGCGCAAAGTCCCAGAGGAACGGTTCCACCTTACGCAAAAGCCTCTTGCTGTCATGAAGTGGTCAATAAGTTGGCTTCCAGATAACACAAATACCATACTAGACCCTTTTATGGGCAGTGGCACAACTGGCGTCGCAGCCGTTCAGATGGGCCGCAAGTTTATCGGCATAGAACGGGAACCAAAGTATTTCGACATAGCCTGTAAGCGCATTGAGGACGCACAGCGCCAAGGCGATATGTTTATAGGGGAAAACGCATGACGCCTGCAAAGCTAAAACTAGCTAGAGTAGCTATGGGCTACAGTGTAACAGAGATGGCTGACGCTTTACGCCTATCACCAGACAATGGCGCAACAAGCATACGCAAGATGGAATCTGGCAAGGTGCGTATCAGTGGCCCTATTATGGTTGCAGTCGATGCAATGCTAAAGGGCTATGACCCGTTTGAGGATGATTATGAGGAAGAAGATGGACAATATTAATTCACAGCAAGTTGGCGGAGATCACTACGCATCCAAGAGCGTTCAGCCTTGGGAAGCAATGGAGTCCTGGATGACTAAAGAAGCGTTTGCTGGATTTTTACATGGCAACTGCATAAAATATCTAGCTCGATATAAAGACAAGAACGGAGTGCAGGACTTGCAGAAATGCCAGCATTATCTCTCCAAGCTTATTGAGGTAAAGGATAGACACGTAGATTAAGATGCTCTAAAAGGTTTTCACCAGACCTTTTATGGAAGCTGAGATGACACCTAAGATTGAAACGCGCTTAGTCGCAGATTTAATTCCATATGCCGCCAACAGCCGCACACATAGCGATGCACAGGTAGCGCAGATCGCAGCCAGCATAAAAGAGTTTGGCTGGACTAACCCAATCCTGATAGATGACGATAACACGATCATTGCAGGACATGGACGCCTACTAGCAGCAAGAAAGCTTGGCATGGAAGAAGTGCCAGCCATTATCCTTGACCATCTGACAAAAGCCCAGCAACGCGCCCTAGTTATAGCAGACAACCAACTTGCTCTAAACGCAGGGTGGGATATGAATATGCTGAAGGCGGAGATTGAAGATCTTAACCTAGAGAACTTCAACCTAGAGCTATTGGGCTTTGATGACGATTTTCTTGATGGATTGCTGGAGACAGCACCATCTAAAGGCAACACTGACGAGGACGCTGTTCCTGAAGTGCCTGAAACACCAAAGACAGTGCTGGGTGACGTATGGGTGCTAGGCAACCACCGACTGATGTGTGGCGATAGCACAAGCATTGATGCGGTTGATAAGCTGATGGACGGCGCAAAGGCGGATATGGTGTTTACCGACCCACCATATGGTGTGGATTACAAGGGCATTAATAACGATGACCGCTCTGGGCTCGATGGGCTGTTGCGTGGTTCATTTTCCAGTTATTTGGCAACGTCTAAATCAGGGGCTGCAATCTATGTGTTCCACAGCGATAAGTGCGCTGACATTTTCCATAGCGTGTTCCGTGAGTTTTTTCATTTCTCAAGCATGGTGATATGGGCAAAGAACAGTCTGACCCTTTCGCGCACAGATTACCAAAGCCAGCATGAGCCATGCCTTTATGGATGGATGAAAGGCGGGACGCACACTTTCTACGGTGACCGTAAGCAAGTCAGCGTTTGGCGCTTTGACAAGGAGCGTGTGGAAGGTCACACGACACCAAAGCCAGTGGCGCTAATTGAGACGGCGCTTTCCAACAGCAGTAAGGGCGGAGATACTGTCACGGATTTATTCGGCGGCTCTGGTTCCACAATGATTGCTTGTGAAAAAACAAGCCGCGATTGCAGGATGATGGAACTAGACCCAAAATACTGTGACGTAATCATCAAGCGTTGGCAGGACTTTTCTGGTAAGGTAGCTATTCACGCAGAGACAGGTGAGACATTCGATGGCTGATGTAAAGCTAACCGCAAAGCAGGAGGCATTCGCTCAAGCTATAGCTGATGGGCTTGGTCAAGCTGATGCTTACCGAATCGCTTATGATGCTGAAGGCATGAAGGATATTACACTCTATCCGCTTGCATCGAAGCTAATGAACAACAACAAGGTTGCCACAAGGATTGCTGAATTGAAGTCTATGGTTGTTGAGAAGCAACTATGGACACGCGAAATGTCTGTCAAAGGGCTTATACAAGCGTATCGAATCGCCCAGGATGCAAAGACATCAACAGGCATGACAGCAGCCGTTAAAGAGCTAAACGTTATGCATGGATTCAACGAGCCGACTAAGCTCAGCATTACTGGCAGCATGATCCAGCGCATCCAGCGTGAAGTGATCGATGACAACGCTGAAGATTAAAACACCCCGCTGGTTTAAGCCATTCCTAAAGCCCAGCCGCTATAAAGGCGCACATGGTGGTCGTGGTTCGGGTAAGAGCCATGCCTTTGCGGAAATGGTTATCGAAGCGCACGTTATGGATCAGCGGCGCAGGACAGTGTGCGTCCGCGAGATTCAGAAGTCATTGTCGCAGTCCGTCAAGCGTTTGCTAGAGCTAAAGATTGAGCAGCTTGGCGTTCAGGATTACTTTGAGATTCAAGAAACCCAGATTAAGTCACGGCATGGCGATGGCTTAATTATATTCCAGGGGATGCAGAACCACACCGCTGATTCCATTAAGTCGTTAGAAGGTTATGACTGCGCTTGGGTGGAAGAATCGCAGACGCTATCGCAACGCTCTCTCGACCTATTGCGTCCGACAATCCGTAAGCCAGACAGTGAGCTATGGTTCACATGGAACCCACTAAACAGCAGCGACCCGATTGATATGCTGCTGCGTGGCCCAAGTCCACCGCCCGACGCTGTAGTTGCACAGGTAAACTATCGAGACAATCCTTGGTTCCCTGACGTTCTAAAAAACGAAATGGAATACGACAGGGATAGAGACCCTGACAAATACAAGCACGTCTGGCTGGGCAGTTATGTTTCCAACAGCGAGGCGCGAGTATTCCGTAACTGGAAGGTAGAGGACTTTGAAACGCCAGATGACGCAACACTTCGCTTTGGCGCAGATTGGGGCTTTGCGTCTGATCCAACAGTGCTTATCCGCTGCCATGTTGTAGGTAGAACAATCTATGTCGATCATGAAGCGTATCGCGTTGGCTGTGAGATTATGGACACGCCTGACTTGTTCTTTACTATTCCTGACTCCGAGAAGTGGCCTATTATCGCTGACAGCGCGAGACCAGAAACAATAAGTCACATGAAAAAACATGGCTTCCCAAAGATCATGCCAGCAATCAAAGGGCCGAAGTCTGTTGAAGAAGGCGTTGAATGGCTAAAGTCTTACGACATCATTGTTCATCCACGTTGCCAACAT